TAAAGAAAGAGTTGCTCTGTATCAGTAGAAGACGTGTTACCAATTTGAAGACCGTTAGCCGCAATAGTGGTGGCGTTGATGCCGACATTTCCGCTTGCATCAATGCGCATGGCTTCACTTGGTGCGGCGCCTGATGCAGATGTAGCAAAGATTAAATCGTGGTCGTTACCTGTGCTTTGAACCTCTGCTTCTATGTAGGCTCCACGAGTTGTTGCATTGGTTCCTGACATCCAAAGACGTGCGGCTGTGCTTGTAGTACCGCTTGGATTGACCAAACTCAGTAACTGCTTTGATAATCCTGCTGACGCTGTTGCGTTTGAACCAATGTCAACGTTGCCGCTTGAGTCGATGCGCATGCGTTCTGAGGCGTTTACATTAAATGTAAGGCCACCAGAAGTATTATCTGCGTTTATATAGCCAGTTGTTGATGTTGTCCCAAGCTGAACCTGACGTGTGCTTCCACCTCTAGCAAAAACGATGTTGCCATCTGCCGCTTGGTCAACCGTTAGCTTTGCGCCACCACCAATGGATGCTGGACTGGCCGTATTAATCCCGACGTTGCCGCTACCCATATCAGCAACAAAAATATTAGAAAGACGCTCTGTATCGTTATCATATCTTGAGTTTAACGAGAAAATACCGTTATTCATTTTCAATGTAACGCGTTTATCGTCAGAACCGCCATCAGAATCTTCTAGCATAATCTCAGCTGAAGCGCTTGAGATATGTAAATTACGAACAGGTGAACTCGTACCAATCCCCAAAGACTCCGCAGAAGCATCCCAGAACAACTTCGCAGTCGTGCCAGTGTCTTCGTAGAAGCTGATGTCTCCGTTATTATCTAATCTGAGGTGACTTACACTCGTTCCGCTATCTGTAGAACCTATATATAAGCTATTTGTTCCAGCCTCTTGAAATGACCAATGGTCTGTTGAAGATGCGCCTAACCTTAAAACAGCAAAATCTGTAGAGCGGTAAATGCTAACTTCTTCCCCTACGCCTAGATTAAATGCCGCACTTCCATCAACAGTCAAACCATCAGCAGTCACAGTACCCGTTACGTCTACGCCTGTGGCTGTGGTGGTTAGTTTTGTGGAACCGTCATAAGAAAGACGAACATCAAAAACAGACACTGCGGGTTGCGTAACCCAGATTATGTTTTTTGTTCCAGTGTCGTCCTGAACAACAAACTGAGGAGCTTGAATTGCTAGTGTTGCAGCAGAGCTATCAATAATGTTGTTGGTTGCATTATGATAAATCTGTAGGTCAGAGCCAGCACCGAAGATGGCTTTAGTGTTGTCCCCAAAAGTTACGTCTGACGCAGGGTTAGTCCCCAGTTCAAGAACAGTACCACCTGAGTCTAGGTCAGTTGTGTACAAACGTCCGTTAGTTAAGTCTACGGCAAGCTCCCCAGCTACTAAGTCTGTATCGAGTGGAGCACCTGAGCCGTTTTTAGTAATAATAGTTGAAGGCATTGTATATTTCCTTTAGTAAGTGCCGCCGTCTAGGGAGCCTTGAATTTCGTCAAAAGTTAAACCTGAGCCAGAGTCAATCCATGTTGCGCCATCGTACACCCTCATGACGTCTGTGGTTGAATTGTAGTACAACGCACCGGTAATTAACGGATCACCATCATTGTCAACAGTTGGGTCAGAAGTCTTGGAACCTAAGTACCTATCATCAAAAGAATCTAAGGCTGTTGCGGCCGAAGCCGCGCTAATAGCTGCCGCAGATGCGCTGTTAGACGCAGCGGTTGCCGAATCATTGGCGTTGGTCTCTGATACAGAAGCATTGCTTTCAGACGTTGCTGCGTTTGTTTCAGAAGTTGAAGCATTAAACTCACTTAAAGCTGCTGCTGTTTTAGAACTAGATGCTGCTGATGCTGAATCAGCTGCTTGATTTGCTTTTGTAGAAGCGGTTTGGGCATAAGCTGCGACTTGACTGGCGTAGGCGTCTGTTGAGCTGTCGCCTGAACCACCGTCTCCTCTGTATATAGGCATTGCTTACTCCGCTGCTACAAAAACAAACTTAAAGACAAGCAGGGTACTTGCCGAAACTTTCCCCTGCTTATGTAGAAGGACTGCTTAGCTGTTTACAGCCAGAACAAGACCTGATTCTGGACGAAGAACTTTGACACCATAGAGCATGTCTGCGGTGTAAAGAGTACCCAAAAATTCTTGCTTGTACTGAGTCTGTGAACGAACACCAACTTGCTCAGCAAGAACCATAGCATCACGATGACACAAGATAGCGCCACGAATGTCTTTGGTATTGCCAGCAGCCGTGTTGTCAGCAGCGGTTTCGATGACAGGTACGTTACTGGTAACAAAAATATCGATACCGTACAAGTTACCAATTTTACCGTTGTTTACACCACGCCCATCTACGAAGTCAGAAGACACGTAACGGTCAATGCCCATAATAGCATTACGCAGTGAAGGAGGAATAACAAACGCACGATTGTCCATCGGTACGTCTTGGTCGTCCATTTGCTGGATTAAAGCACGGAAAATAGCGTCCGTGAAAACGTCGTCGTCTTCTACAGTGTCTACTGCATAAGCAGTCAAAGCACCGGAAACGTCAGGATAGAAAGAGTTATTGTGGACCCAAGATGAGCCGTTACCATTACCAAAAGACTTACCTAAAGCAAACAAGTCATCATCAACTTGCTTAGCTAGAGCATAACCAGCGTCGCCTGTGTAGAACTGACGTAGTGAAGCAAGTGCTTGTACTTCAGTAATGTCTTCGATAAGACGTGAGTACTCAAAATGCTGGTCAATAACAACCACAACTTCGAGTTCAGTATTTTCTTGGATCGTTACGGCAGTACGTGCTGATTTAGCCGTTACTGAACCACGAATCGGAGAAGGGATGTGAACGGTGTCACCCTTCTTTCCTTGCATACCCATCTTTTTAACAAGATTAGCAAGAACAAGGTTTTTTTGGTACGAAGCGATGATTTCATCACTCCAAATTTCTGGTATAAAAGTTGCTGCGCTATCATTAGCGACAGCACCAGTCATAGTAGGGTAAATTGAACTAGCCATAATAGTTTTTCCTTAATTAACTATTTGACCCGTTTTTCCGCATAAGCCCTAGTAATTTCGTCTGAAAGAGCTAAGTACCGGTCAGGGTCGTTTCTCATAAGATTAATAATGTCCTGCCTTCTATAGATTTTTCTTGGACCTTTCTCAGCACTTCCTCTGGCTCCTCCGGTAGACGCAGAACGAACAGTTTGTTTACGTTCTTGCTTCTCAAGGTCTGCTGTTTTATTAACAACTGCCTTTCGTTCTTTCCATAAAGAAAACAACTCATCCGCTGCGTCATAATCATAATTTTGGTCTGCTTCTGAAAACAAACGAGTTCTGATTTTTGACGCTTTTATCCACTCAGCAAACTTAGGATCTTTAATAATCTCAGTCATGTCTGGGTGATTAGCCTGCAGTTGGTTCAAGGCCGTAGTTTTTCTGTACTGCGCTGAGACCTGTTCTGCTTCACGTATCTTTGGATGATTGTCTATTGCCCTTTGTACTGCTGTTTCTGGGTCCGTAAAGAAATCTACATCATCAACAGTTTCTTCTTGTTGTGGTGCATTTTGTTGTTGTTTGAGTTGTGTCTGTATATAAGAATCTACAACCTGCCTAAGCTCACCTACTTCAGAACTTTGTTTGCCTAAAAGCTTTTCAGCTTCTTGATGCATTCTAACAAGATCTTCTACAGATTTGTTTTTATACTTATCTGGCAGATCTTCTTGCTGGTCCTGAGTTTCCTCTTGTTGAGACTCTTCAGCAAAAATATCTTCTGTTGGTTGTTGTTTTTCCTCTAAAGGACGCTCTTGTTCTTCTAAATCTATAAGTTTAGCCATTATTAAGTCTCCGTACCAAACGTATTATGGAGTTAGGGTAAACGAAAGAACTATTCTAAGTTTGCCTTTCGTTCTAGTTTAATCTTCTGTTGTCGTTGCTTAGCCCACTTTATAGTTGCACCGGGGAATTCTCCACTGATGTGTTCTAAAGAGCAACGAACAGGCGAGATTATTTTTTGAGCCATTTTACTACAAAGACCGCACTGGTGTTCTGTATCCTCAGAATTTACTAAAGCTTCTGTAATATGGTTATCAGGACACCTAAAGTCAAAAAGTAAACGCATTAAGTAGTTTCCTCGCTTTCTGCAGACTCTTGTTCTCTTTGTTTAATAACTTCATCTAGCTGGGTTTCTAAGTTAAGGATATTAGCCATAACCGCCAGCTGACCTTTTTTGAAAAACAGATCCTCAAGATCTTTAGTAACTTCTACTGAGTTTACATTAGGAACTCCGTTACGAATATCGTTAATAAAGTGTTCCCAGCCTTTGCTCCGGAACATTTCCTTCATGTTACGAGTGTATTCTTCAAATTGTAGGTCATCCATCTGTTTCTCCTCATGGGACAGTGTTTTATTGAGTTGTACTTATAGTACATCTTTATTATAC